GCCATTGACCACCACCACCTCTGTATCAGTAGCGGCCAGCAAGGTCTCCGTGGGTGGGTCGTTTACAGTGGCTGCGTACTCGTATCCAAACCGTAGGGTTACCGTCTTTAATGCGTTGGTGTTGCGTGCGTAGATAGTAGTCAGGGATAACTGTTGGTCCAGGTTGAGGAACCCTAATTGGTAAGGGTTCTCGTCCTGCTTAACGTATGCCTGGGCTATGCTCTGCACATCGAACACGGCTGCATTATTGTTATTGGGCAACTGCTTAAGTTTGATAACCGCCGTTCCGTCAATGGTAACCTGGCATACGTAACGGTACTTTGGTTCGGTTACGTTCGTCGTATCCTGGACCACGTATATTAACTGGTCCCCTACTCCCTGAACCCCTGTTGTACTTTGGTTAACTGTGTATGCCATTACAATGTTATGTCTATTGTGAAGGTGCCCGAAAAGTTCTCAGACACGAAATCGTTTACGTCCATTCCGATTGCTACCCCTATTCGTTTCTTGTACCTCTTCCACCCATTGTCAATTGCCAGCGTGTAGTAGTTCGAAGGTTTGATACCCGTGTTCCATACGATGCTGGAAATCCAACGGACCAACTGTTTACGCGGAATGAAACGGCCTGTCTTTTGGTCGCGTACACCTGCCACGGGTTTACGTATTACCCACTTATCAATGCCGCCGCGTAAAGTTTGGGTGCCTGTGTAACTGCCTGTGCCGAATTGGTACGGACTGTTTGGTGCCTTAGCTGAGGATTTGGCACCCCTTACCCCCTGGTTTACGAAGTCCCAATAAGGCACGCCCGCATCAAAGGTCAGTTGCATGGTCTCTTTGTTTGTGGCAATGTCGTACCTCAGGCTGTTGTATAGGTCCCCGCTTACCACCTTGTCCTGCTCTTTCAAAATTTTGCGTGCATCCTTAAGAACCAGGTTGCCCATCTTGGGCAGGACGGCAGCCAGGCGTTTAAACTTCAGCGGCAACGTCTCACCATCCAACCGAATCTGAATGGTTAGCGGCTCAGTAAGGGGCATGACAAAGGTTTAATGCATTGGGCAGCCGCACATCAAACGAACATGACCACCCTGTTAGCAGGTTGTTGAACCGTGCTGTAAATGGTTGGCACACGATCGGCAACTCAAAGGACAAATTGCTGTCTACCTGGTCCCCTGCTGTTGATACGTTAAACCAAAATTGGGCCGCCACGTCCTGCATGATTAAGAACGTTTCGCTGTATACCTCTGTCAGATTGGGGTGCTGCTTTTCAATAACCAAATCGCCCACCAATACCTCATAGGTTAGCGTTGTATACCCGTCTGCCAACTCCGCATTAGTGACCTGCGCATACAGCAAAGGGTATTTATCCACGTCCAATTTGTCCACGTCTAACTCGTCCAGTCCAGTTGTATGAAAACTACGCAGTTGTTCGTGTGCCTCCGCTATGGATTCGAAGGTGTTGTTAATGTCGACTATTGTGTGCATCAGATTTTTACTTTGTCCTGCATCTCAACGTCCTTTTCATAGGCCAGGAATGTTAAGGCTACATCTATATATATGGATTCTACCGCTTCCATTTTTGTAATATCCCCATCGGCCAACCTATAAATGATTTGATACCACCCCCATTTTTTCGCCACCGTTTGGGCCTTACCGTTTTCCCCGTCTCCTGGTTCTTTGAATAGGCTTGCGTAGTGGTAGCTAATGCCTTTTGAATGTTGCAAAAAAAAACCACTGCCGAAACGCATACATCCATGGGGCATTGCAACATAACTGTTTGCCTTTGCTTGCTGGCTGTGTACGGTTCCAGGTCGTACATATCGAATTCCTCTGCTGCAATTGGTCGATACATAACCGCCATGATTTTTTCCAGGTGGTCAAACAACCCTTTGTTGCAGTACGTTTCCATGTCTGCGAACTCTGCCACTGTTAGTTTGGTCCAGTCAGGTATGAATGCATAGGTCCTACCTTCAATGGTTACCCGCTGTTTCAATGGCATTTTCATAGCAAAGGGATCGGGTTCATTTAGCAACCACGCAATTTTGGTGGTGGCCTTTTCGATGTCGTTGTGGTCTGCTTGTAACAGGGTGCCCTCATTCAAATTGCTTAACACCTCGATGCACCTACGCACGGCGGCGATGCCTTCGCTCTCCCTCTCGAATGCAGCCCACATTTTTTTGTACTGGCCCACGGTTATCTCGCTCCAACTTTCGGGTAGTCGTATCTTCATTGGATTGTATAGGTTCCTGTTCTGCGTAATAGCTTGTTGAGGCATACGTAACGGACCGCATCAACGGCATGGTCCCACCCACTTTCGGGTACGGGTAGCGTGCGGTTGTCCTTATCCGTCTTCCATTTGTAGTTCCTGAATTCCTTTTGCGCGTTTAGGCTGTCATCCTTTATGTGCAGTTTGTGCCGCCGCATAAGGTCGATACCCTTGCGTATGCTGTCAGGACCTTTCTTAGACGGCTTAATATTAAAGCCTGCCCTGCGTATTTCTTCTATGCTCTTAGGCTCTGCGTTGTCTGCTACTATTTCGTCGTGCCTACCTATCCCTAAATCCCTGAGGCGGTCGATTATGTCCTGGTTGGTTAGGCCACCTGTGTACATCAACTCCTCGATATACAAATCTGTGCCTGCCTGATACACCTTGACCAATGCAGTTGGGTCTGAACTAAACCCCCAATCCAAACCATACGCTACCACCTTTGCCCGATCGGGGACCTCCTCGTATATGTGGCTCTCAAAGATTGTAGCCCTGGATTTGCCACGCTCACCTAAACCGTATATCCTCCAATAGTTTTCGTCCGTGTCTTTGAGTCGTTCAATCTCTGCGATTGTATCTGCATTCAGGTACGGGTTGTCCTTGTATGTACTCTTAAAGAAATCGCAGTCGTCCCTGGGTATGACCTCATCGTACAGCCAGTGGTATTCCATGGAAGGGTTGAAGTCAATGAACAACTTGTCGGTGCATCGAAAACTGACCTGCCTGAACGTCTCCAAATCCAATTCGTTCGCCTCATTGAGAAACGCAAAATTGCGGGCAACCCCACGAAATTTCTGTGGCTGGTCAGCACTCATGAATCGCCACGTATTGCCGAATAGGTTGTACGTGTTCTCCGTCTTGTTGTGGTTGCGTTCGTCGTACCACTGCTCCCTGTGTAGTATGCCCAGGAAATCCTTATACACCGACGCACGCAAAGACGGGAATGATGCCCTGATTACATCAATCGTGTAGTTACAGTTTTGATACGTGTAACACCATTCAATCAGCACCGTTAAGATGCTCATGGTTTTGCCTGAACGCGTTCCCCCTTGACAACAAACTATGCGTGCATCACTTTGTATTACGTCGTAATATGTCTTCGGTTGTTTCAATGAGGTCGTCCATTTTCTGTTGGTAATACTCCCGTGCCATTTCTACGTCGTACATAAATACGGGTGCGTTGTCCTCATTGGGTCGGGCACCCACGATGTTGTAAGTAAAATGCTCCCACGCTTGTTCCTCAGTCATGCCTTCGTGCATCAATGTACCCAAGATGCAAACCACACTGTACACTGCTTTCACGGGGTAGTACGTGTGTGAGGCTACACAGTGGTCGAATCCATCTACTAACAAACAATTGTTATCAGCAAGAAAGGCCCTTAGTTCATCATTCATCTTCGTTTTCTTCTACGTCTTTAAACCAACTCGGTTCCTTGGGTGCTGCGTTCACCTGCACCTCTGCTTCTAACTTCTTCGGCATGAAATACGGGAACAAAGATGCCAACGCTTTGAGGTATTTCTCAGGGCTGTTCTCTCGCAACAGGCCCAGGGCCTCCTCGATGTTTGGCACCTCTCCATCCATGATCGCCTTGAACAGTTCGCGGCTCTCCTTGGTGACCTTGTTCTCTGCTCCTTTGGGCCTGCCGTTGGGATTCCCTGATTGTCCTTTTACGTATTTACTCATGCCTGTATTTTATCTGTTGTTTACAGTCAGATGCGACCCAATGCCACGCGTGCCACCCATCGGGTAATTTGCGTTTGGGTTGGTGCGTATGCGTAAACTGCTGGGTCAGGTCTGTTTAGTAGCCATTCATTGAACGGTACGAATGTTGCCCACTCATAGCACGCAGGGCAATACTCGCTGTCCCCCTCTTTGGTTGCTCCACAGCATTCGCTTTTCAGTTCTTCATTCATTGTCCAACTTGCCTTTGTAGTGCTGTATGATTCGCTCCGTCTGTTGCTTATAGTATTCCTTCCAATCGCCTTGCTTACCCTCATGCTCCCACACCTTGTACAACACATTGCGCAACCTTTGGCTTTGGCTCTTTGGCTGATCGTACAAATCAATGTCTACCTGGTCCAGTTCTTGTATCTCTTCGTCGTTTAGTTTCTCCTCACCACGAAAATACAAGATGCCGTACGTGTCCTGCAATTGGTCTATTTGCATGACTTCGTTACTTGTCTTTTCCTGCGTAACAAATCGCAGGCTTATGCTACGGTCTTTCCTTCTTTGATAACCGTCCAATTGGGCGACGGTTAAGATTCGCATGATGCCTCGTATGCTTGCTTTAAATGTTCCATTCGTTCCATTACGCACGTACCGCATTTGGTCTTCTTAAACCTGAACCTAAACGTGCGTTCGTACAGATCCTGTACAATGCCCTGCGTACCCACATCCCAATGTGCCCCTTCGTACATTTGTGGGGCTAACACCTCCTCCCACAATTTTTTGTCTGCATCGTTGAACAGGCTGAAATACTGGAACCTTTTGTTTAGTCGGTCCTTTCTCTCCTTACACCCACAGTCCTCACCGACCACGGCCTTTACCACTTTGTCAATCCCCGTGGCCTGGGTTACTTTCTCCACCGTATCCCCTAATCCTCTGCTCATTTTCTTTGAGGTAGGTTTGCGCGGTTTTGATTGCTTTGTAGATTGTCGCTTTACTGATTCCTGTGGCATCTGATAATGTTCTTATGCTGTGGTCGTGCAAATGATAAGCCTTGAATATCTCTGCATCCAACCAACGGATTTCCTGCAATATACAAAACACTTCCGCAATTTGGTTTTCTATCTGTTCGTGGTTCTTTTGCTCTATTTCTGCTGTATCAGACAATAGGTGCAATGGGTACTCTCGCACGATACGGGCGCGGTCCTTGCGATATTTATAGTAGAATGGGGTGCTGGTACTAAACGAACAGATTTGTATCGCACGCGTCGTGTATTGCAGCAACTCACCACGGGCACAAATTTTTTCCACACGTTCGTTTTCCAGGTAACGCAGGCACAAATCATTTAAAAGGTCGCCGCCCAAATCTTCGCCCACATAATAGTTCGCTGTCCTTAGTAGCTTGTTATAGTTTGTGACGAAAAAGGCACGGACGCAATTCATACCAATGCCTTGAACTTCGTTTCAAACTCTTTGCGCCATTCGATAAGGTCGTGCAACGTGTGGTTAGCTGGTTCATTCGACAACCTAATAACACGATCGGCTGTACCCTCACCGTAAACCTCATCCAACCGCTTGCCAAATATGTATTGCTGGCCCCCATTGGTCATGTTACATCGGGCGCATTGCGGCGATACATTGACCATGCCCTCCTCAGGTTTGTAAAGCCAGCGCGTGCGCCTCTTCGACCTGCATTGAAAGTGACCGCATTGTAGTTCCTGCCACCTGGCGACCTTGCCACACGTAAAACATGACGCGTACCCTGCATGGTCTGCGTTGCTCTTTCGTACGTACTGGCTTAATACTGCGTCTAACTTGCGGGTTTCTTGCACCTTGCCCATCCTCTCAAAGATAGGCGAAGGTTGTTTATTTACCCTGTTGCTGCGCTATTAACTCCATTTCCTGTTCCTTGGTTAGCGGCACGATTTTGTCCAGGTTCTTTCGCAGCCTCGACCCAACGCCGTGACCGTCTACCTTTTCGCGTGGTGCGTCGGGTAACTGCTTTACAATTTCGCTGACCCTGCTTTGACCAATACGTTCGCGGGCCTCCTGCTGATAGTAATGCTGTTCCTGCTGTCGCAATCTATCCATTACGTCACAGCGTACCGTGCCTTCGTACTCCCGCAAGAATTGCAGAATCTCTGCTGTCTTCAAACGCTCATACAATTTGCCAAACTTTCCTTTTCTAATCATGTCGAAACAAACCCGCACCTCCTCGATCCGAATGCTGGGGTGTTCATCAATGATTGATTTGACGCAAAAGATTAATTCTTCGTCGCTGGAAATTGTGGTCTTCATGCTCATCTCTTTGCATAGCCTGCCTACCTCAGCCATAAGCCAACCACGGATCATGGCGGGGCTATCTGCTACCGCTGCCTGCATGGTCGTTCCGTTTTTCCATGCGTCTTCGGGTGTGACGGATACGAGGTTATCCTTCAACAACATAATTGTGCAGGGCTTCAGCATTGAAATTTGATTGCTTGAACCCTCGCGTGTCTTTACTTCTTTCATCTAATCTTCTTTTCCAATTGCGGGCGGTAGCTTTCCAGTCCTTAATGGTGTTGCCGCCTTTCAACTTCCATCCTGTTTGCGTGTACCAATCCCAAAACCTTTCGGCTTCTAAGAACCCCATACCCAATTCCTTGAAATAATCCCTCACTTCTTGAATGTCGGCGGGCTTGCCCTTAGTACCTGTTTTAGTCACTGTATTAGTAGTACCTGTATTAGTATGTAGTCCTCCACGCTTACCCCCCCCTACTCCTCCATGCTCATGGGGGGTAGTCGTAGGTGCTGGGTGGGGGGTGGACTCCATGACTACGGGGGTAGTCGTCGGTGCGTACCCATCAGCTACCGACAAGATGCGCCTGTTACCTTCATCGTGTGGTATGAATTTACGTAGCACTAACCCACGGTCAACCAATGAACGCAGCACCTTCACCACCTGGCTGTTGCTCACCTGCAAAAATTTTCCCAGGTGTTCGTTGCTTACGTAGCATTCACGGCCATTGTTACAGAAACTTGCTATCTCAACCAACATTAGTTTCTGCGTCCAGGTCAACGTCTTGTCGTTGTATATCTCTGCTGGGATCCAAACCCCTTGACGTTTCGCCTTCTTCATGGCTTATACTTTTGGTCACCTGTCCTGCGTACCAACTCCAAACTAACCAGGTCTACCTTTTCCCCTATGGCAACGTGTATCCTGGAATGTACTTCGGTGTTGGCGTAGCGAATCAGCAACCATTTACGCAGGTCTTTCAACTCCTGTATCGTTAAGTCGCAAAGCGCGTACGTCATCGCACCGTTGTTCAATCATTTTAATTAGGTCCTCAGGGTCTGTGTCTGACCATTTCGCTAATTGCGGTAAGTACATAAAGAACCTTTTGGGGTCGGTGTTGTACCACCTGTTTACTGTGTTCTTGCCTACCCCTAACGCATCGTTCAATCGTTGGTGCGTTCCAAATTTTACCTTAATCCAGGTGCCCAGTGTCATTGTCTAAATCTTTAAGTGTGTCTAAAATAAAACGTGCATACCCTTGTACGCGTTTGAAATATGTGGGCCAAGGTTCCACGTCGGCAGGCTTTACCTCTCTCAACGCATGGTCCATGGCCCACTGGTATACCTCGATACCCCACGGCCCAGGTTCACCGATCGTGGTGTACTCGACCGTAGGGTAGTCGGGTATCGTTGCTTTCATCTTGCCCATCAGAAAGGCAGGTCGTCATCGTTTGCCATTTGCGAATCCCAGTAGGCCCGCACTAAATCCTCCTGCTCAAACCTTGGGAATGTGTCGCGTGTTTTCCACACCACATCTGCCAAACGGCATACCTCCCGCATATATACGTTCATGCTGTCAGGGGTGGCAGGACGTGTAATAGGACCCAATGCTTTCACTGCTACTTCCAAGGCCCAGGACCGTTCGATACGTTCGGTGGTCGCTGCATCATAGCCACCGCCTCCCGATCCCCTGCGTTGTTGGCTTCCCTTCTTTCGAACTGCTCCCCAACTGCCATAGCTATTACTGCCTCGCACCTCGTATTCCACAGTATCGCCCACGTTAAATGGGCACTTATCTGTTTTGTGGTTTGCCTTCAACGTGCTGCCGTCCTCGAATTCATATTCAAATTTGTACAGCAACTGCCCGCCTTCGGGCTGGAACGTCCCCGCGCCTTGCACGTTTACGATTTTACTTTCCTTTACGTTCATGATTCCTTTGCGTGTTTTAATGCTTTGTCTCTGATATTATCCCAGTCCAATTCGCTGGCTAAATCTTCCCACTCAGAGAAGATGTTAATCCTTACCCATGAGTTCTTCCCCCCGCCTAAGTCGACGATACCACAGAGGTATACCTCCTCCACCCCTAATTCCTCAGGGTCAGGCGGCACATCATAATCTGCACTACTTATTTCGGGGGTATAGTTGTATTCGATTTCCAGGTGTAGTGCCTCGCTGATGTCTATGTAAGTTGTCCCTTTCATTTTCCTTCATTTTTTTCTTTCAACTCCATTAGTCCTTCCACCAACATCATTGCCTTTTGCAGTTCTGTCGTGTGGTATTCGACCTTAAACTCTGCGTCTTTCAACGCGGATTTCAGCGTGGCGTTTACTACCTCTGCCTTTGTCATTTTGTTGTCCTTCTTTTCTTCCATGTCTTTATGGTTTTTAGGTTTATTCAAAGTCGTCTTTGTGGATCATTAAGGCAACGCCTACAATGGGCATACCTGCTATATCACTGGCTGAGGGATTTAACGGCAGGTCGTGCAGCAGGCCCTCCTCATTTACGATTAGCAAATGGTCCTCTACGTTGCATGGTGCAGTGGTTATGTAGCCGCCCACTAATTCCTGCATCTGCTTTAGGTTCAACTTAATGTTCATCACTCCCGTCATTCCGTCGGGGTATATTAATGTCACTGGGTTGTTCATCACCATTTCTTTACGTCGTTCAACACTTGCCTTACGTGGTCCATCAATTCCTGGTCGTTCACTCTTTCCAGCTTTTCAATTCCTGCCAACCTGCGTTCGCACAAATCCAATGCCGATGAAAGCAATACCATTAAACCTTCGCTGTCAGGGTGTTCTTTCAGGTCTTCGACCAGGCTGAACAATTGAACACCTCTCTTTTCCCACCTTTTTTTTGCGTCGTCGTGGGGAAACAAACGACGTATTCCTTCTTTAAACATGATGCAAGTATAGGGTAAATACCCCATATATACAACACCTACCTCAAAAAAAAACCCCCACCGTGTAGGCAGGGGTTACCGCAAAGGGGGTAGAAGGAAACGAAAAACCCCCCCGTACGATTATTTTTTGGGCTGCTTCTTGCTGCGTTTTGACCGCCCGAAAACTACCGCGTTCACGATCCGTGACAACACGTCTACGATGCGGTCGTCCTTGGTGCTTTCAGTCAAGGCAGACAATGTACCCAAAAGGGTCAGGACGGCCAACGCAAGTTCGGCCCAGTTAGTGGTTAGAAACTCCATCATTTTGTAGGATTAAAAATTTGTATTTGTCCTGCACATCGAATGACGGGCAGGCTTTGTTAGCGAATTCATTGTGTCCGTGTAATGTCATCGGACCAAACACCGTCCGCAAGCTACGGACTAAAAGTAACACAGCCATTTCTTGTTCGGCTGTCATGGTATCCTTTGGTTCGTGGTCCCAGTCAACGCCGCCCACGTATGCGATACCTACACTGCAACTGTTTTGCCCCTTGCAATGGGCACCGATTTCTGTAATGGGTCGACCCGTATGTATGGACCCGTCGAGGTAGATCAGAAAGTGGTACCCAATATCCCGCCAATTTCGCGGGGGTGAAGTGTGCCACCTGCGTATTGTATCAACGTCAAAATGGGCACCCTCTACCGTGGCCGTACAATGCAATATGATTTTCTCGTACGTCCTCATTCGATACCCTTGCGTGCCAACAACAATTTGATTTCGTTGATACCCTCGACCAACACGTTCAATGTTCTTTGCACGTCGTCCTCCCGTTTCTCCAATCGAATGATTCGGGACTTTAAAACCGTGACCTCATTATTAATCTTTACCCATGCAGCAACACCACCACCCAGTAGGGTAACGGCCTCAACAACCATGGCTATTTGTGTACTATCCATCTTGTTTTCCATATTCTCCTACTGGTACGTCAATCGTAACGTGTGTTCCATCAGGTTGTAGGTAAGTCATTTGCCGCGCTTCATCTACCACCCATGTTTCGTACGTTGCATAATAGATGCCGTCTACCAATTCGCATTGTGTAAGGTCCTCCTGGTCATACATAAAGACCATGTTGGGTACGCGGCTGTCAACCCAACCTGCAAAGAAATCGGTATCCTCAGATACAACTATCCTGTATGTATTTCCTTTTATCATTATCCTGCTACTAAAACGGCTGCTCTCTGCGTTGCTGTTGTTACTCCTGTCCTTACCTGATACCACAGCTTGCTAACGGACTGACCAAATACTTCTTTGAATTCTTCAGAATCTTCACCTCCAATCCAAAATGCACCCGACTTAATGCCAACACCCAACATTTCACTTGTCGATCCCGTCCATTCTGATGCGTCGTAGAAGGTCCACCCTGACCCTGCACCTGTCAATTGAAAGCCGCCCGACCCTAATTTTCTGTCGGCAGTGCTGTTGTCAGGTCGCAAGTAGCTGCTGCCTTCACCGCTAAATCTTAAGTATCCTGTCGAATCAATATGGCAACCGCCGTGGTAACTGTGGTTACATATCTTGGTACACACGTAATTCGTTGTGCTGTCCACAGCTAATAGGGGTCCGTTACGGCTCGATGTAGTCGTAATTTGTGGGCCTGCCACACCTTGACCATTGTTCCCTGTAAAGTAAACGTCGCCGCTGCTATTGCGTAACCATGAACAACGGTACCCACCTGCCGCTTCAACGATGTTAGTCAGGCTGTTTTGTTCTCTCGTAAATGTTGCAATGGTTGAAGTGGTTCCTTGTCCTGTCATGTAGTCGTAACCATACCCTGAGGAATATGCTTCGCCGCTGCTGTTAATGGCCCAGGCATGGCGGTACCCGTGGTGTATCTTAACCCAATTACCTGCTGTGTTTACAGTTGTCCAGGACGATGTAGAACTGAGGCTGCCGTCTCCCCGTTGCCTGTATGAACCATAACCAAGGAACATAATGTTGCCGCCCTTAATTGCACCAAAGGTGTTTTGACCTCCACAAATATCTGTCCAATCTGTATCACTTCCGTACTGCCGCCATGTGCCGTCCGTCGTAAATCCGCTACCCATGTATGTGCTATTCGTAGACCAATACCACAACGTGCCGTCGCTTTTCAAGGCGTGAAACTGCAAATAGCTGCGGCTCACAACGATCTTAATAAACGTGTTTGCAGTGTATGCAGGGCCGATGTTGAATGGCTTTGTTACATCAGGGTTCGCCCAAACAGTCGCAGAACCGTACATCTGCACTCCTGTGTTGGTTACTGCTTTGGGAGTTATCCCTGATCCACCGCCTTGGGTAGTAAAAAACCCGTCTACGTTGTTTATGTCTGCCGTTGGTACTCCGCTAATTTCTCCCATGATTAATCAATTTGGACCCAATCCCGTGAAGGATTGAAGTAAACAAAAATTTCGCTGCCCTGCCCTGCTCCAATGTAATGCCCTACTACGCGCGAATACTCTGTCGCTGTTGTTGGTGCTGTCGCACTAAACGCACCCGATGCACCCAACCATAATGGTGCGCCTGCTGATGCTCCTGCAATTGAATTGCCCGCATCGACCATACCCTCCAAAACGATGTTGTCTGTGCCGTCGTAAAAACCCAACAAATTTTTTGCGTTGGCGTTGTCGCGTGCAGCCAGTGTGTCATTCATGAAATCAACTATTCTGTTACTGGTTGTTGTGACTGACTTTTCAAAGATTCTGTTTTGGTCGGCCTGTACTTCGCTGTCTACATACGGAATTCGTTTGTCCTCTAATCCAACTGCCGTTCCTGCGGCATTCACCCTTAGAATGTTTGAAGCAACCAACGAACTCATTGTGTCTGACAAGTCCGTAATACTTGCTAACCCGATCCGTGCATTTACCTGTGTTGCAAAGTCGCTAATGGTAGCGGCCAACTGTGTACCCGTATGGTTCGCACGGTCAAGCAAATACGCATCTGTTTGGTTAGCGGTTGCAGCCGTGGCAATGCCTGCTAATTTGCTGATGTCGGCGGCAGTCGTAAACTTGTTAGTAGTCGACGCATCACTGATGTCGTCTGCATCCAACACTACCGCACCCGTTTGTGTGTTGACCGAATCAACCGCGTTTACCTCTGCGCCTGCGGCAATGCCTGACAACTTACTTCGCTCTGCGCTGGTAATTATCTGACCGCTTCCCGCACTGGTTACATCTGTGAGGTCGGTTACAAGTGTCGGTACCTCAGATTCTACAACAAGTGTTCCCGTTTTGTCAGGCAAAATAAGGGTTGTATTGCCTGTCGTTCCTGAGCTGGGACGAATCCATTGGGTATATAAACCGTCCTCGAATTTGAAGTAGCAACCAACTTTGACAATTAGATCAGCTATGTTCGCTGTTGTAGTGCCGTCAAGGTGTAACGCGGTAAACGTAGTGCTACCTGTTGCATCAGTCGCTACATCAAACTCTATGTCGCCTGGGCTGGTTTCTGTAATCCTTAGGCCCGTTGTACCTGTCTTTAATTCAGCGGTCGTAGATGTCAGTTCCATCTTTGACGTTGTACCTGCACCGTCGTTAATGGTTGTACTTGACCCTTGTTTTAAGTTGGCATACAGTAGGTTAGTACGTGAGTCCAGTGTCCAGTTGCCGCTGGTATTGTATGCAAGGTTCTGCCCCTGCGATGCACCCCCTGTAATTGCGTTACCTAAATCCTCTACATCGAAATCGCGGGCCACGGCTACGCCCGATGCGTTACCGACAAACACCTGGCCATTAGGTAGGTTGGGTACGTCGTTACTACGTCCTGCACCCTGAACAATGATGCTGCCCGTACTCGCTGATACTTTCAAACAAGTACCGATGTTTTGCACCAATGCTGTACCTGTCGGGCGTGTAGCGGTCAAGGCACCCGACGTGCCTACGTACAAAGTTTCGCCTGCTGTGAACGCTGACGTATCCAAAGCCTGCACTTCACCTGAGGTAACCATGTCACCGTTCGTGTTGTTGGCGATGTCGGATTGCACGATGCCTGCCGCGTTCATTGTGGACGCGCTGCTGTTGTCTGCTGCTGCAATGGTTGGCGTACCACTTACAACTCCCGTAATGTATACAGCCGTGCCTGCTGTAATTGTGGACCCCGTATCGTTACGGACCGCAATAGTTGCGCTACCACCACCCCCTGACGGCAGCCGCGAAATCGTAACTTTCTTGCTTGTTCCTGCTGCCCCGCCTGTGGTGTCGTCTACATCAATGATGTGTATATAGTCACCGTTCGCGGGCGTACTGGTTAGTTCTGTTAGGTCCGTTACTTTCGTTGCCATTTGTCCAGGTATATTTTTAGCTTACGCACATTCTCACGCGCCGAAATACTTAAGGCCGATTGCCGTTGCGAAGGCTTTAACTTGGTTGTCTGTGGTGAGGGTGGGGTACACGTTGAGTCCTCCAAAATAGTTTCGTTTACTTGGTGTTAAGTCCGCGCCTGTGTTGCTGGTATACTCAGGGAATGACCCGCTATTAAAGGTCAAGTATTCAATCATGCGTTCACGGTAGAACATCCCGATCTCATTGGACTGCTCCACCACCTTGCGAATATCTTGCATCGACGCGCTGCTGCCCTGCTCACTGCTACCGACCGTGACGGTGTTGTTTGCGAATCGCAACCGCACCACGTACGCAACCTCGCTGAATGCCAACTGTACCAACGCAGGTTGTATGTACTCCTCCAACAAAGTTTGGTATACACCCGTTACCGTACCTGCCCCAATGTCTGTTTTGAGTTTGTTGTCTAACTGGGTACCCAAGGCAGGCAGAATCCACCTGTCTTGCGCGATCCGAATGTAGGGCTGCAAAAGGTTGTCATCCACGGTCGACCCCAATGCCGTGTCGCGTTTTAAAATTGAGGGGCTGATGTATAGCGTAGCCATGTATTATCCGTATTTAAGTGAACCCCTTGACGGCGTGTCAATTGGTGCCACGATTTCAAAACCTGGTTGTTCAACTTCAAAGTTGTTACCTACCTTCCGCATCACGTCGTCCCACGCGCCTTCGATTTCTTTCTCCTGCACATCCTCTGCCAACTCACCGCCTGGCGCGTACACGTAGATGTTTCTTACAAAACCATGACGGCAGTACACCCCTCCTTTCCAATCTACAATACTGTACTTTGACTGGCCACTGGGTGCAAAGTCCCCGTTTACCCCGTCGCGCTCCATACGTACCAAATCCTCCCAACGGTATTGCACACCGTCCAGGGACAACTCCATCATTTCCTGGCAAAATTCGCGGGACTCATAGTTGGGGTTTACGGGTGGCGTTTGTGCTGTCTCCTCGTAATAGTAGCGTACAGCAAACAGGTACCCGTCCTTGCTAATGATGTCGCGCTCAGGGCTTATCTCTTCGAAATTGTCACCGTACTCTTTGTAGAACAACTGCATTTTTGCGTTGTACAAAGCATGGTCAGTGGTGGTATCTGTTACCTCGTCGCTGCGTAGTAACCACCAATCGTTGCCTAACCTACTGTCCACGCCCCGCAACATCTCTAACCATTCCTTGTCGTCGCTACTTTTTTTTTTTGACAACTGGGTTTCGGCTACGGCCTCCTCGGTATCCTCTTCTTTCTCCACGGCTGCAATTGCATCAATGCCCTGGACAAACAATGCGTCTGCAACCTCAGGCGTAAACTGCAACATCTGAACCAGGAACACCTTAGCCTGCTCCTCAGTAATAATACCCTCCTGGACCTTAACCAATACCTCAACCGCCGATGCAATTTGTGCGCCGTTGTAACTCGCATCCTTGTCGGCAGTGTCTGCTCCACTTGCTTGTCCAAACAAGGTGTCAACGGTAAGGAACGATGCAGGTTTTAGCGGCTTGAAATACAAATCCAGTGTAATACCTGCCGCTGCAAATACGGGTCGCAAGCCGTCTAACAGGATCCGTTGGAATGGAATAATAACCGTGTTGTAAAACAGGTCGTACGCATCCTTCATTTCCTCTGCATTTGAACCAAACCCACCGCCTTCGTTTCGAATACCAAACAACAGTGGCGATGTTACGCGGTGCCCGCTGAGAATCTTTACGACTACTTCCTTGGACAAGTAGTCAAACACTTTGTGTGAATCGCTTACATTGAACGATTCAACGGTGGGTGCGTTCTCGCTGGTATCGTTGAATGTCATTAAGATTTTTCCTGCATTCGATGCACTACCAAATTTGGAATACACTAACCGTTCCAGTTCTGCACGCTCTTCTTCGGTGGGTACACCGTCGTTGAATGAAAGAATGGTTGAAGGAAAAAACCCGTTGTTAATACTGTTAAGGTGGTACTCGCTGAGGTTTGCGTCTACCTCAATGTAGTTTGTGCTGCCCAGGTAGTCGGGCAACCCGTAGTAAAACGATAATGGGTTGTACAGTTTGCAGTGTACTATTTGACTGGCTGCTGTACGATCGGACGTATTGAACGCAGGGATAACCTGTGGCTGTATTTTCTGATCGGACCAATCCGTTTTGTGGTAGAACTCAGTCACCTTATCCTCGTCATCTGCTACACCACATCGAATAGTAGCGGCGGGGACGTGGTGAACCTCTGAAACGGTTGACCTGTCCTGCGACCAAATGATGTTAAAGAAACATTGCCCGTACAGTTTCAGGTCTAACGCACATCGTTTTAGGCATTCCTGGTCGGTGAACAACTGTTGCACCTTAAGCCACTGCTCAACATTAAAGTCCTTGTATACAGCATCCAACCCCTCACCATAAATCATTTGCGCCACCCCATTGATAATGGCACTGTGAATGCTGGAACTGACGTACAGTTCCTCTAAATAGTGGGGGTATAGATTATCCTTTCCCTCGTCAATCCATTCATGCGTACGCGATTCCTCAAATACGGGTGTGTTCGTGGATTGATAGTTGAGAATGTTAAACTGCTGTCTGTTCATGGTGTGTATACCTTGTATGCGTCTGTGTCTCCTTCGGTGTATGTTGTGTACGTCGCCTCACTGAACGCGGGGACACTGGCCACAAATGCCAGCCTGGACGCACACAGGGCCGTCTGTGCCCAGTTCTCGACCACGACAAGGTACAACCCCTCCTGCATGGCGTTCGTGCCTCCTGGGGGCGTTATTTGGATTTCCTGATACCTGTCGTTATTTACCACTACGGTGCCTGTGAATTCGAACGTTTGGCCGCTGTACTGATTCGTGAACGTTAATCGCACGGGACCGCTGCCGTAATTGTCCAGTTTCAAATATACGGACTGTGCCGTGTTCGCATTGGTAATCTGCAACATACCCTAATATATGCCAAATGCCTAAATCGTTTTCAAATGAAAAGGGGGACCAATGCCCCCCTTTCCTGCTTAACCATAAACCCAGCAAGTTTAGGCTTCCGTAACAGTTGCTCCTGTTACATTGTCTAATGGGTAGTTTGTAGTACCCGCCCCCGCTGATGCTGATGCAATCCAAATTGGGTTGCTTTCTTTAGCTGTGAAATCCAACGTAAAACCTGTTAGGTCTCCAAATGCGGTGCCCGTCTGAATGCTTCCACCCGTGACGTTGCAACCGTGTTCTGCTCCAATCAACCATGCGTTGTCGTTATTGTCCAACACCCAAATGTTCGGGCGACCCTGGCACAGCAAACGAATGTCTGCAATGTCTGTCGCGTCCAACTTTTGGAATGTCAACGATAACTGTTGTTCAAAGAACGTTGTACCGCTGTTAGGGTCGGCGTTGTAGTTAACAGTCAATGATGACAACTCAGGCCGCAATTCAAACTCATAGAATGTTTGCGTCCCGATCACCGTCACCGTGTCGTTTGTTGCCGCCGCCCATGCGGTTTGGGATACCATGTCAATATAGTTCCCAATGTACACAGCCTTAATACCTCCGACTGAATCCTTACAGTCAACGATTCGTCCACCTGAAATATCGCAAGCCATGACCTAAAAATTAAAGTACGGTTGACAATGCACCTACAACACAGTCGCCAGGAATAGCTACCTGAACGCCGCAACCAAATCGCATAACAACTTTGATTTGGTCGGACCCGCTGTATTGCCAGTCGTCGATCACCTGTGCCTCTGTAAAGTCAGTAGCCAGGTTAGAACCAACAACAAGGTTTTCCTCGTAAGTCAAAACGATTGCCTGTGTAGGCATACCTGGGCATACGTGAATTGGAACACCCAAGTATTGCAACGTGTCAAACGCCTGGTTAGTCGACTGCAAATTCACACCTTGTTGTGAACCTGAGGTAGCCAACGCCTGCATATACGTTCCTGCTACTGCCGTTCCAACGTAGAACGCCACGTCGGTACGATTCAAAATAGCGGGACAATCTGCCACTGCTTCGTCGTACGCCTTAGCGAACGCGCCTGCTGAACTCAAAATACCTGTCGTCGCAGTGCCGATTGTAAAGCCTGCCGCTGCTACGGCAACCTCATTAACAGATGCGGTGCCCAAGATAGATGCGTTATATCCAGCAGAATCGAACACGCCGTCATTCGAAAGGAAACCCTTTTGCCCTGTACTCATGCCGCCTGTCCAAATGCCGTTCTCAACTCCCTGTGCTGCGTAGCCTGCAATGGTTGCCACTGCGAACGCCTGGAATTCAGGGTTGCCTGCGCTCATGGTTTGACGTGCGCCACCTTGACCAACCCATGTTGGCAACAAAGTTTTACGGCACAATGCCTCCATAACAGACAAGTCGCTCAAAGTCAATACGCGCTCACCCAACACCATGCTGTCCTTGTCATTCCATGAACAGTTGGCCGCCTGGATTACACCCGTTGAATTCGACAATGAAGAAATTACCGCCTTGTTTTGGATCCCGTCAATCTGACGTACGAATCCTTTTTGAACGGTATCGGCCAACTTCAAAGCTGGCGCAACGTATGGCAACGCCGATTCACCTGCGTAGGTGGTAGACGGGCTGACCGTGGGTCCGTCGTTCGCGAATTGTCGGCGACGCAGGGACCGATTACTCATTACTGGGTAACTCATTTTCCGTAGTTATTAATCATTTCCAATGCCTGCGCTGTCGTCTTAGCCAAACCTTTTGACTTCACCTCAGGCTGTGCCTGCATAGTTGGTCGGTTGCTAATGGGACGGGCGGCAGGTGACGCGCCCAATTCCCGCAACTGCTCACGCAGTTGTCGATTCTGTCGTGCCAACCGACGCATACGGCGATCGGCAGCAAGTTCTGTGCGGCGACCATTACGTGGTCCTCGGTCTTCTCCCATGTGGCGTGAACGCTCCCGACGCGTATCGCGGTCTGCGTTGAACCCACGGCGCGAATACTTACCGCGCTTGCCCATTCCACGACGTGCGCGGCGGGCTTCTACTTTGGTTTCTTCAGTCACTGTTTCAGTGGTTTCTGTTTCGCCTTCGCCTGCATTAATAAGGTCCATGGCCGTACTATGCACTGCTTCGGCTTGTTCTGCTGACAGCCCCATGTCAACAAGAAGTTGTACAAATTGGTCGTGCAGGTCGGGGCTTGCGTCCTCCACGTTTTCTGTTGTTTCGGTAGTCGTGGTTTCCTCTACCACGTCCTCCTCGAATTTACGTCGTGCCATACTGTATTATATGTGGGTGTTTATTTTCTCTCAGTTAATGTCGAAATACGCCTCCTCCGCTAACCGCTGGAATATTTCCCAATCAATGTCGCGGAAATCATACGGCGCAATTTCGGCCATGGTATCCAGGGCTTTCTGATAATCGTAATCCAGGATTGCATCCTCGACTACGTACAGCCCCTCCATGAATCGCGGGTCAAACTCATAGTCGACCCGAAACTCTTCAATCATGACTAACAATTCGTCATGGGCTGGATTGACGAACCCATCCCAAATGCGGCTAATTAGAGGGTTCAAAGGCATTTAGAAAGTGGTTACTTCCAAATCGTAAAAGTCGTCGAGAATCTCGTATGCCGTTTGCAAATCACTTTCGTTCTCATCCCAATTCGGGTGGTCGGGATCGGCTTGTACTTCGATGTGCGTACCGAACATATCAATGATGTACGCGTCCTCTACGTAATCCAAACTCTTTTGTCCTACCTCGTCGTACATCACCTCCAAAAAGATGTCGTACAAATCGCCCTCAGGGGCACCTTTAATTTCTAATACCATGGTCTATACTTTGCTGTCGTCGTATTGCTTTGCGTATTCGTACGCGTCCCACATGGGTTGGTTTTGGTCGTACGCTTTTTCTCCTACGTAGATTGCACGGCTGATTCCGCTGATGAAAACGATTTGAATGTCGTTGCTCATCTCGTAACTGAATTCGTCCATGACAAATTCCTCAGCCTCCCAATCGGTTAGAATCGTTGCGCCCTCGTCGTAGTATTCCAATTCTGCTAATGGTGTGCTTCTCATATCTCTGTTGTCTATGCTGAAACGATCACCTCGTTTCTATTGTCCAGTTCAAATGTAATTTGCCACTCCTTTTCGATAGCCATAAATGCGGCGTAAACCTGGTCCCGACTAATTCCTAACTCATTTGCGAAGTCGTCCATGTGGCCCAGGTAAACGTCCTGATACAGTGCGTCCTCCTGGATTTCCCATGCATCGTAGGCCATTTCAAATGCTCTTACGTAATCCATGTTTCTTAAAGTTGATTGTATTCTACGATGATTTGAAAACTGTATTCACCCATCCCTAACTCAGTATCGAAAATGTCAAGAATGGAACCGATGTTGTCATACATCACATCCTTTAAATCTTCAGGGTCTGCGGGTTCAATGCCTTCGTTTTCAATATAGATTTCGGCAAGGTTTGACCGTGGGTCAAGGTAAAAGTCGTAGATGTACGGGCCGCCATTATACATACGGTCCAACTCTTTTACTGTCGCCTTTAGGTCCTGCTCAATTTCTTGTCCTGTGTAATATGCCATTGCTCTGTTGTTTAGTAGCTACGGAATACATAACCCCCAATTACATCGTAACCATCGTACCCAAGATCCCGTGCGAACGCCTTGTAATCGAAGTAGTCCGATACGCTGTCACCCAATGCATCTTTCAGATTTCCTACCAAGTCGTAGATGTACCAATCAGCAACGTCTGAATTGCGGCGGCTGTACATATCCTCATACACTGCCTCAGCCTCTGCCTCCGTATCGTATCGGTCCTCCCAATCGTCCATAATCAGGCTGTACAAATCGCCGCCCGCCTTCAACGCCAAACCAAATCCGTCGTAATCAAAGTACCGTTCGGCCAGGTCGTCAGTAATACCAATGTCGTCTAACAGGGTAAACGCGTAATCTTCCAAACTGTCTTCTTCGCCCTCGTACGCATTCTCCATAAATTCGTTGTAGTCATCGTACCCGCCCATGTCATCGGCGGCCTTAACGATTACCTCAGCAGGTACACCGTACTCTTTGGATACGTCGAATAGCGTGTTCCACTTATCCCAAGTGTCTTCGTCCTGGTTGATATTCATCGCGTCGTTTTGGCTGAGGTAATCCCAGTCCACGACCTCGTAATCTACAAAACTTAAACTCTCTGCTTTCTCCGTCCAGTCGTCCGCGAAGTCGCTGTAACTACGGTATTCCAAAGGTCTAAACTGTACATCAGTACCGCCCCCTGTCGGTAGGTAGATACGGTACCATACAATGATGTCTGTCTTATTCATGTTTTATGCAATCATGTCGTTAATGGCTTCAGCCAGTTCGCGGTAATCAACCTCCCCCAAAAAGTATTCCAGGGCCTCCTGTGCCATTGGGTCACGGGGTTTCTCGATCACTTCGTTAATCCAATTTTCAACGTCGTACTCGTCAACGGTAATGCCCTGGCTCATTGCGTCCTCAGCTAATACATCAATGATGTCTAATGACAAGAACCATGTTGGGTAATTAGCCCATCCGTTGTACGACAAACTGCGTTTATTTTCTCTGCTCATGCTGCGAATATACTGTTAATGCTTAAAATACCCAAACTCATTTCTCATCCGTGCCTTCATGTACGCTTTGTAGAATTTCATTTTAGCCTCATTCATTTGCACGGGCTGCTGTTCTTGCTGTGCGTCTGCCGCCTCTTCTACCTGTGCCACCTCACCGTCCCATTCGATTAGAACATTATCGTAAACCTCGAACTCTACCCCCGCCTGCGTGCGGTATTTGCCGTTGTCTACGTCCGTAGGTAGTCCCTTCTCATCAATCTTTTGGACTTTGGACCCAGGGGTAAACGTGTCATCCTCGGTTGACAGTACCATACCGTTGTCCGTGGTGACCTCGCTGTAAAACTTTTGTAGCCCCATCATAGCCTTTGCCTGTCGCCATAACCGATCGGCGAATGTTCGTTCGTTCTTTGTCATGTCTAATGCCTGGTTGCTCATCTTTTCGATGCGGTCAATGAAATACCCCTCGATGCTAAACCCACGGATTTCTCCTGCTTTGACCTGCTGCCACATCTCTTCGTTCGCACATTGCACCCGTACCATCCACGTACCCTTTGGCATATCCATTCCGTAGGCTTTCGCTTTGTCTACCTTCGGGTCCTCCACCAACCAACTTTCTACTACGTGTACATTGTCGACGGGCGTTTGGTGTTCAAACGTGTGTTCGTTGGTGCGGTTGTGTTTCATGTACAACTCGCTTGCCTGCTTAACTGTATCCTGGGAAAAATACACGTCGTACTCCTCACCCGTAGCGTCATCAAATCGCGGGATCTCTTTGTCAGGAATTAGTGCAGGGCCAACCAACGTTCGCTTATCCTCGTCAATGGCCGCAAGGCTCAACGCCTTTTGGTGACCACCCTTATTGAAGAACACAAAATTTTCCTCAATCGCAGGGAACTTAACCAGGCTGATTGCCTCAACGGGCAGCCCTTCATATTCGTCACCGATGACTAACTCTATAAGTTTTCGGTTTGCCATTGTTATCTCATGTCAGGATTAAATACATTGAAATCATTGCACCCAAGGTATACCCTGCCGCGCTTGCATAGGCCAACTGTAACCTGCCTGTCCACGTCTTTTCGTCTGCTACGTAGCCTGCAAACGGCAACGCAATGAACGGACCTGCACACGCCCAAAACATTGTGGCCAACATATCCTTATCGGCTACTGCGTTTATGTACATGGTGCTGCCTATTTCTAATGCGAACGCTGATGCGAATATGACGGCGTACTTATTCATCCCTACTTTACTATATATGGGTGTTTACAAAACTGTTTGCGACTGCAACTTTTGTGCGCTGTTCATCTGTCCCTGCAACTGCGTTTGAACCACAAATGCCTGCATCGCGTCGGGGCTGCTCAACCGTGCGGGCATAGGCAACTGTTGCTGTGTTGGTCCGAATCCACTGCGACGGGCACCGCCGCTTCCACCACTGCCTGCGTTACTACCACCGTTGTATTGCTGTTGGCTTATCGCTTTTACCTTTGCCAGTCCTGAGGTCACCGCAACTGCCGCCGCTAACGTACCACGCACGGGTGAAGTGGGATCGGGTACGGGCGTAAATTGTGAAGCGTATGCTTTCTGTGCAGCGAAGTATGTGCTAATCAGGGTCTCGCTGATGCTTAACGCCTTGGTACGTTCAAAGGATTTTTTGCTATCCTTTTCTGATTTAGATGTAAACAAGGCGTTGAGGTTACCAATCAATTCAATGCTGGAACGCGTTACATCCTCACGCATAGCCGCCTGGTCCTTAAGGTTTTGCTCCTCGTCCTGGGCTGCCTTGTCATCCAATGCTTTTTTCCTTTTCAGGAAATCCTGCTGGGCCGCAAGTATCAACCCCTCGTCATCCCCTGCAATGGCTACCCTGCGGTCATACAACTGTTGTAGTTGCATCAATTCCCTGTCGTAGTCACTCAGCCCTGCCTCGAACAATTCGTCTTCTAATGCCTGCCGTGCTTCTGCTTCTTTCTGTTCTTCTGCCTGTCGTTGGTCGCTGTACTTTTTTCTGATGTCTGCGGTGTCCATGCCGTACTGTTCCTCCAATACCGCCAACTCCTCCAACGTAGCACCGCGTGCCTCCAACGCCGCTTTGTCATCCTCGTATTGCATTTCCCGCTTGCGTAGATCCCGCGCCTCTGCATCTTGAATGGCCCGCAACTCCATATCCCTTTCCAGTTTCTCCATCTGCTGTGCGCGGAATTCTGCATCGGCACGTTCCTTTTCTGCTGCTTTATCTCTTTCGCGTTGGGCTTCTTGTTCTGCTTGTTCTTCCGCTTTGTTCCTCCTTAGAATGTATCCAGCCCGCGTGTTTTCCAACTTCGTCAGTTGGTCCTGTGCAGCATCGACCGCCTTTTGTCCCTCCTCATTTGTCTTGTCGGGGTCCAATCCAAGTTTAGCGGCAGCCCAATTACCTGCCTCATTTGCGAAATCTGTGCCCTCTTCCAACAAACCGATCGCTGCCATTGCCGCCGTTAGTTGGTCCACCGCAAGCAACGCCGCCGTTACTGGACTCATTAACAATCCAATGATAACCTTGGCTACGGTGCGTGCCGTTTCTGCCGCTTTGGTCTGTTCTTCTTGCTGTTGCTTTAAGGCTTCAATCTGAATTTTCTGTGCGGCTATGGCTTCGTCGGTGGCGGCCATGCGCATCTCTAACAGGTCCTCCTCCGTTGCTCCCTGCAACTTCAAAATGTTCTCCGTATCACTAATTATGTCCAGGTTTTCCTTTGCCAAATCGACCTGCTCCTGGGCCATTTCGACCTGCTTCTCTGTTTCATCTGATGCACTGGTTATTGATTCCGTAATTGAATCCCAGTTGGCCACTATCTCACCCAATGCAATGACCAACAAACCCAATCCAGTGGCCGCAATGGAACTCTTTAATACCTTGAAACTTTTGGACAACCGCCCGATCTGACGTTGGGCACCCTTGAAACCTCGCAAAGTAGATTGTAAACCACGCGGCAATAGCCCGCTGAAAAGGTCACCCAGGCCACCCCAATCTTTTTTTGCGTCCTGTCCCGCCTTGCTTGCTGTCTTGCCTAATCGCTTAACCTCTCGCCCCGCCTTGCGAATTGGACCGCTGGCCTTGTCTTTGGATACAATGTTAATGTTTACGTCGTTCGCCATTCCATAGGATTAAAAGCATTTTGCTGATGCTGGATTTACTTAGGCTGTACCTTCCATACCATTGCGCGTACAGTGGGTCCCCCTTGTATATATGGATTTTAGTTAACTGTATGCTGCTGGGTATTCCGTACCCTATTGCGTTTATCCAATACTTCATTACGGTTCCAGGTTAAAGTACATGAATTCGTCGGGGCTGAGGTCCAGGGTCACAGGCACTGAGGGGTCTTGATTAAAGAACACTGCTTGCGCCATGCTGGACGCGTCGCCTTGTACCTGCATAGTTGTTAACTCCATGTCTATAAACCACTGATAGTCAACGTTATTGTCACCTATGCACGCGATACTAAACGTCGCCACGTCGCCGTCACTGGACTGTGCCACAGGTATGTTGACCCTTGACGACAACCCCGTGTCCTTGTTTTCGGCTATGGTATTTGCGCTGCCTACGGTGCGGGCAATGGTTGGTCTACCTGCTGCCTCCCGCGTGTTGGCTACGGTCATCTGAATAAACTGCGTGTTGCTGTCACCAATGGTTGCACCCGATCCACCTACTTGCACCGAAACGACGCGTAATTGAATCAGCACAATGTTGTCCTGGGGCACGCTCCATTCTGATATACCCGTGGTCAATGCTGCGTTTACGGCTGTCGTCCCTGTCGTGCGGGCATACAGTTGGGCGGTTATGTTCCCTGCAATGGTCTGCCGCTGTGCGAATTGTTGAACATCGGCACCGTGGCCAAAGTCGTTGTATGATGAAGGCAGCGACCCCTCGATGTTGGTTGACGGGTTGGCACCGTCGGACCCTGTGCCGCCACCACCATTACCTCCACCATGGCCACCCCCGCCCGACGCATCGCGTGCCCTGCATACGCTGGCTGTGTTGTCCCAGGTAAAACCGTTCAATGTGCAACACACCTCTGTTGGGCTAACTGGCTGATTGTCAGGACCTACAAAGTTTACCGTGCCGTCTACGTTTACACTGGTTGGTCGCGCATCGCAGTCCTCACTCGCTCTACCTACGGGACGGTTTAGGACCTTGACCAATACCGCGTTGGCCAGGTCGTTACTTGTTAGGCTGAAATTGTTGATTGACAATATCCTCCAATAACACCCATCCAGGTACAGCGTATCATTAAATCGCAGGTTGTACAGATCGGCAACCGAAAGGTTGACCTTGCATTTCATTACCCTACTGTCAGGGTCGTATAGTTCTGAAAACATCTGCGACCAATAAGTACGCCATGCGTAGTTCAAGGTGACCCCTGCCGTCGTCCCACCACTGACAAAGGGTGACAGGAAATTGTCGGGGTAGTCGTACCCCCATCGTAAACACTTCGTGTCCAGGTCTACACCAACATCGTTGTACTCTGAGAAATAGGGGTACTGCGTGTATGTCGTACCGCCGAATTCAAATTGCCCGCTGTTGCCTATGTCCTGCAAACCGTTGTAATATGCCAACACTGGTTTGTTCGGTACGTACTCTTTCAAATAGATGCTTCCATCCGATCCATCGTGCCACTTCCAAAAAGCAGGCAGCAACACGTTGGGCACCACGCTGGAACCCGTGCCCTGAATGTTTGAATACAGTGCGCGGTTGCGGTATGGCTGAAATACTTTTTCTGTCGTCGCAGTATTGGTGACGAAATCGTTTTCGTTTATGAATTCGTATTGCCCCTTGACGTACCCGTAATGGTGCTGCCACCATTGATTTGAAAAGTTCGAACCTTCCGCATCTGTGAATGTGTACAGTTTCTTTTGGTACTTCGTGGTTGGCGTTATCTCTATGCTGTCCTGGTCTACAATCTCGGTCCAATCCTTTTGCGCTGTGCCGCTGGCCCACCAATCCGACCACGGTTCTACCTGAATAACGGTTGGCTGGTCGGCTGTGCTAACAAAGATGAGGTTAAACCTTTCGACTATTGCCTTCAACCACTTGTCCACCGTGACGTTTGGGAAGTTGGCCGACACGTCAATTAGGCCGCCCGAACTGTTAATTTGACTGAGCGTAAAGAACGTCGCCGATTGTGCGCCCGACTCCTCTACTGTCACGGGTACCGTCGTGCTGGAATGCGCCACGTAAACGTTCACCGTATCGCCTGCGTCTAAACTCAGCACATACGTATGGTTTACAACTGCCGTGGTTTGGTAGTTTACGGTTTGGTACTGGTCAGAAACGACGGTCTCCCCGCCCACGGTTATGCGCGTATAGAAAGCATACCCCTGCAACACGTTGCCTGTCGAGGTGCTGCATACTACGTTGACCGTAAACGTAAACACCCCGTCGTATGGCGCGGTAAAATTGCCGCCCGTAATTAACCCATCGGGGTCAAAGTATGGGACACTTTCATTTGTAAACGACAAAGGAAAGAACACGCTGGCCCCCGCTGTGGGTAACTGCATATCGCCCTGTATGCCTACGCTGAACCCATACGTAGGACGGTTCGTGGCACGCAGTGTATGCAGGGCCAGGAACATATAGATGTTCTGAAAGTCCGTGCTGTTGACAAACGTACTTTCAATGGTGTACCCCACACGTTTAAAAATATACTCTATGAGGTATGCAATACGTATAGCAGGCTTAAGGTTGGCCACGCTCAGATACTGGTCGTCCATGCCGTATGTTGTGACGTTGCCGCCAATACCTATTGACTGGTTATAGAAGAACCCCGACCCCGTGCCTGCCTGCTGTGCATTCATCGCAGTACCTTGCCCTCCATCGGCTAATGGGTACACGATTGTACCCGCACCAACCGATCCAGTTGTAATGTCATTTGAGGTGGTCCAACTATCGGTTACGTTGTCCCATGTCAACGCGTGGTCCAGGTCCGTATCGACCGTGCCCGCATCCGTGGTAAACAACTGGTCCCAGGTCATGCCTTTAATTAGGTCGAATACCTTAGCTATCTGTTCCAGGATTGTCACGCTATACCCCTGTTCCTTTTCGCCGCAACCATGCAGTTGTAGAATACCCTGCATAACTAACTGACCGTCAACGTACAGTGCCACATCGGTTTTGTTCGTGGCCTTAAACGTACCGTCTGATGTGTTCGCGTTGAAGTAAAACGAAAAGAACGCATCGTTGGTTTTCGTGTACGGCAGCGTAAAGTTGTACGTATACGGCGACCTCGACTGCATTGGGTTCTCGATGTCCCAATACTGAAAGTTCAATTCGATTGGGCTGGCTGAGGTATCCAACTCAAATTGCTGGGTACCGCCCTGAATGGTTGCGACTAACTGTATCATGGATTTGGAATGCGTCGGCTCAGTTCAACGGTCACGGTGTAACTTTCTACCTGCTGGTTTACCGATTGCAGGTATTCCTTTTGTGCATCCGTGACGTATACCTGGACCACCCCCGTAGCATTGCGGTCCGTGTTAAATCCAAATTTGCTGTTGCCTGAAAGGTACACCCTCTCGCTGTTCATGAGCGATCGAATGAATGGCGTGTACAAATCAACTGAACCGCCCTGAATGGATAGCTTTAAGGTCGTTGTCGTTTGTGCCTTGGTGCCGCGTTTACCGCCTTCAAAACTGTGTTTGCTATACTCTGTGCTGGTCCCGTTGGCATTGAAACTATTGCCTCCACTGGTACGGTAACTTTTGCGGTCGACGCTTTGCGACTGTTCGTGCATTCCTGCACACGGCAAACTGTCCACCCCACCTTTACTGTTCCACCAATGCAAGGTGTACGCGCTACCTACGGTCCAAAACTTGTTGCATGGGATACGTTCAAACTTGTATCGCTTGCTTGTTTCGTTGCCTGCTAACGTTGAACCGCTCGCCATCTGCACATAGTAATGTGTATAACTGCTATTCACGGACGGTCTCAACGTGCTGTTCACGCTTTGCAATTGCAAGTTTGCAGGTCCAATGCCTACGTACAACAGGCTTTGTTCATCGCTGCCTCCCGTAGCAGGTGGCCACCCGCCATTGGTTGAGTTGTTTTGAAAGAACCCCGATGCCAACTGCGTGGTGCCGTTGTAATAAGTTACGTGCAAGTAGTCCGATCCTGTGCTGCCTACGTCGTCGCCGTTCAAAAAGGCCAACGCTGCATAGCTACGTATGCTGTCGCGATCGGCAATTGGGTACACATAATCCGATGCGACGGCTCTGCTGTCAGATAGAAACATACCGTTGCCATCAATGCGGTATTCTGATGCTGCTGAACTTGGTAACGGCAGGCTGTCGGCGGCATCAGCAAAGTAGCCATTGACCACCACCACCTCTGTATCAGTAGCGGCCAGCAAGGTCTCCGTGGGTGGGTCGTTTACAGTGGCTGCGTACTCGTATCCAAACCGTAGGGT